AGGCATTAACCCCGAAGCCAAATTTGATATTGTTAAGGAGGATAAGAAAATGAGTGAAATTGAAAAGGCACTAAACGAATTTAACGAAGTAATGTCGGAACTCCGTAAGGAACTTCTTTTGAAGGATGATTCAGAAGACAGTGATTTCCAAATGGAGTCCGAGGAAGACGTAGAAATGATGGACGCTATGCCCACCGCTCAAGACGACGAACTTGAAATGGGCGATTACGAGGAAGAAGATGTAGAGATGGAGTATGACGGAGAAATGAAATCTGTTCGCGCACCTTCTCTCAACCTTTCCCCCTCTAACATTGAGAAGGCTTACGAGGCTTTCCGTGCCGAGCGTGAAGAGGAGCGAGCCTATGATTTAGTCAAGGCTCAATTCGAGGCTCGCTATATGGCTGAGTTAGAGGCTGAGAAAGCCCGTATTGCTAAGGAAGAGTTTGACGCTGCTGAGGCAGTTATGGCTCTTAAGGATGAGTTTAACGCTCTCCGCAAGTCCCTTGAGGAAGGCGATGCAACCATCGCAAAGTCTGTTGAAACACAACAGGCTCAGATTGACGAAGACTTTTCCCGCGTTGCAGAAATGTCGTGGAGCGAAGCACACGAGTTAATGGCTCGTTACAACAGGAGATGATTTAAATGAGTGGATATTATAAGACAATTGCAGATTTAGAACGAGCGACATATGGTTCCTTTGGTGGTGACCGTCTTCTTAAGGCGACAGGCGCACTATCAGGCATTAGTGGTAGTCACCATGATGGTGCTATTGACTTAGTAAGTGGAACAGGACACGCCTTAGGCGTAACCACTTCCCTATACAACCTTGTATACGGGCAGAAGGTTTGGTCCATGATTAACCGTGAGATTAACGCACTTTCCATGCTTCCTAAGAAGCCTTGGAAGTCCTCCGGTTGGAGAATCCTAAAGGAACGCGCCCTTGGTGGTGGAACAGACTTAATGACTGTTTCTGATTCCGCTACTCTTGGTGGAACGGCTGAGAACGCCGCCCTTAGTAGCTTTACAGACATTCGACCTGTTTACGATGTTCTTAGCATTTCGCCTAAGACCATCGCTCACACTTTCGAAGTTTCTGAGATTGCTCAGTTAATGGGTGGTCTTGACGACGGCATTGGCGACATTATGCAAAACTATCGTGAAGAAGTCGGTATTACTCACGCTGAAGTTATGAACAAGATGGTTCTTCTTGACTTAACAAGCACCGCAGGTGAAGGTCTAGCGGCTTCCGGTTTTACTGAGGCCGAGCGCGAAAGAAATCTAACTTCGCTTTACCAAATTGTTTCTAACTACGCTGAATTGAATGCTAGCAGTGTTGCAAATGGTTTAGACCTCTTCGGTGCTACCCGCGCTTCATCCAGTGCCGACCACCTAGAATCTTACGTTGACCTAAACAACGGCACAGACCGTGCTCTAACTGTTAACCTACTAAACACCGCTCTCCGTCAATTGATGGCTCGCGGTGGTGACCCCAAGGTTATTCTAACCGGCTACGACACCATTCAAACTCTTGGTGAGTTACTACAAGCCCAAGAGCGTTTCATGGGTCGCAGTGAAATCGTCCCAACCCATTCGGGTATTAAGGGCGTTGCAGGCCGTGAAGTAGGTTTCCGTGTTGCTACATACCACGACATTCCGATTATCCCCGTAAAGGATATGCCGAATGGTGGTGCAGGTCTAAGCGATATGTTAATTCTAGACACCGACCACTTGTTCCTTTGCACACTAAAGCCCACTGAGTATTTCGAGGGTGGTATTAACGCCGATGTATTCGGTCATGGCAAACTCGGTCACAAGGGTCTTTATCGAACTGTTGCAGAAACAATGTGCACATACTTCCGTGGACAGGGCAAGATTATTGACTTGGAGTGAGGTGTTTTAGTTGACTTCGACTATTACACAATTAGCAGACCATTTGGGTTTTTCCGGTCCAAAGGTTATGGGTCACGACTATTATGTAGATGCGGCTGTAAACTGCACCGAATATCGAGCGGCCTTAACCCTTACAGGAGATTTCCTAGCCTCAGCGAATACCTTTACATTAACTACTGCTGATACCACTGATTTTGCTCGTTTGGCTGTTGGGCAAACCTACGCTATTACTGATGCGTCTGAAGTGGGCAATAACGCTACTGTTACGGTTGATGCTTTGAGTGGTTCGGGTGAAATTGGTTCTGTTATTACTTTTAGTGCAGTTACCACCGACGCGTCTGCCGACGCTATTACCCTAACTCCGGCTGAGGAATACCTTTTGGCTAGCGACTTTGGGCTTAAGAGCATTAGTGCAGTTTTTGTCTCAGGGCAAGAAGACGGAACAAACGTATATACAGTTAAGACTAGTGACGCGGGTGCATATCTTAATTCTAAATGTGTAGAATTAGAAATCCGTGTTGGTAGCACAGGAACTGAATTATCATCCGGTGCTACTAACGGTGATTGTGTGCGTTTGAGAGTATTTGGACTAATTTGAGGTGATTTAGGATGGTGCGAATGATTAACAAATCGGGTGGAACGAGAACAGTCCTCGGTAAAGATATTGGAGGAAACTACATTGTTGATGTTCCGGAAGACCAAGTTAGTTTATACCTTCGCAACAAATTTGTGTTGGTTTCCGAAGGGGAAGAATCTGCTCCGGTGGTTGAAGAAACTGCCGTAGTGGAGGACTCCCCTTCGGAGCCTTCCCTCGATTTGGAGTCTATGACTAAGAGTGAATTACAGTCCCATCTTCGTGAATTAGGTATTTCCTATAAATTCTC